AATCCTATTCTTGTCGATGAAGCGGGTGGCCTTATTGCTGGTCATGGGCGTCTACTTGCTGCTCGCCAGCTTGGACTGACCCAAATCCCGACCATGGTGGCCAGTGGCTGGAGCGAGTCCCAAAAAAAGGCCTATGTTATCGCTGATAACAAGTTGGCACTGAACGCCGGTTGGGACCTTCAACTTTTGGCTGTCGAATTGGAGGATCTGCAAGGCCTCGACTTCGACCTAATGCTGACGGGTTTTTCGGACAATGAACTGCAAGGGTTACTTGCCCAAAGTAGTGAAGGTTTGACTGATCCCGACACCGTCCCTGATTTGCCGCAGACGCCTGTTTCAGTGCCGGGTGATGTTTGGATCATGGGCGATCATCGTCTTGTATGCGGCGATAGCACTGTCCAGACTGATGTCGACAAACTGATGCAGGGTGAGCTTGGTGATATGTTGTTCACCGATCCACCTTGGAATGTAAATTATGGCGCGGTCAAAGCAGGTAATGCGCAAGGATATAAGCCCCGTAAAATCCTGAACGATCATATGGACGAAGCCAAGTGGTACGAATTTGTAAGTGGGTTTTGTGCCTCATTTTATGTTGTCACGAAGCCCGGTGCGCTTGCTTACGTTGTCATGAGCGCTCAGGAATGGCCTGCGATCGACAAGGGGTTGCGCGAAGCTAAATTTCATTGGTCGTCGACGATCATCTGGGTGAAGGATGCGCTCGTCCTCTCGCGCAAGGACTATCACACCCAGTACGAGCCCTTATGGTATGGATGGAACGAAGACGGACCACGGATCATGCATGTGCCGGACCGCAAGCAGTCCGACATCTGGAGCATTCCTAGGCCGAGGGTCTCTGATCTGCATCCGACCACGAAACCGACGCAATTGATTGAACGTGCGCTACTGAATTCCTCGGCCCGCGGCGCTTTAGTGGTTGACCTTTTTGGAGGTTCGGGCTCGACGTTGATCGCTTGTGAACAGCAGGGCAGACGATGCCGGTTGATGGAACTTGACCCCAAATATGCCGACGTCATTGTTCAACGCTGGCAGGATTTTACGGGAAAGGACGCGGTCCATGAAGCTGATGGCCGAACGTTTAACGAAATCGCCGAAAACGAAGCTGCATCGGGGTCCGGTGAACGAGCAATAGGGTAAGCCGCTAAGGCCGGCGCCAAAATACCTGTAGCCCGTATGGTGATGCTTCCTGCATGCATAAGGTCTCGTCTCAGGCTTCATTTTAGATGTCAAAGCTTGTTTGGCGTGCGTTCAAGTGTGCGAGACACAGGAGCTTGGCAGTGAAGCCTGGAACAAAACCAAAGCCAACCCACCTCAAGCTCGTCACTGGCAATCCTGGTAAGCGCAAGCTGAACGGTAAGGAGGCCAAAGCAAAAGCATCGATACCTGCACCGCCGGTCCATCTCACCGCCGATGCGGTCGAGGAATGGAACCGGGTTGCAACGGATCTCTATAATCTGGGAGTTCTTTCCGAGATCGACCGGTCGGCCCTAGCTGCCTATGCGCAGGCCTATGGCCGCTGGGTCCAGGCGGAACGGGCAATCGCTAAGATGGCGCAGAAGGACCAATTAACAGGCGGCCTGATGATCAAGACTACCAACGGCAACGCGATCCAGAACCCTCTGGTTGGCACCGCCAACAAGGCAGCCGCGGACATGATGCGCTACGCTGCAGAATTCGGGATGACGCCCAGTGCCAGGAGCAGGATCGCGGCCGCGCCGCCAGAAAATGGGGGAGACCCCGCCGACCGCTTCTTCGCCTGATCGCACGCTGGCTTATGCCAAGGCCGTCGTGTCAGGCGAGACTATCGCCGGGCCGCATGTTCGCAACTCTTGCCAAAGGCACATCGCGGACCTGAAGCGCAAGGATGGCATCTGGTTCGACCAGACGGCCGCCAATCATGCCTTTGCCTTTTTCGAGGAGGTACTGAAGCTTTCCGAAGGCCAGTTCGAGGGCCAGCCTTTCCAGCTGGAACCAAGCCAGGCCTTCATCATCGGTTCGCTATTTGGCTGGAAGCGCAAGGATGGCAGGCGCCGGTTTCGCCGGGCTTACATCGAACAGGGCAAAGGTAACGGCAAATCTCCGATTGCCGGCGGCATTGGCGTTTATGGGATGACAGCCTGCAAGGAGGCGGGCGCTCAGATCTATGCGGCTGCCGCCAAAAAGGAGCAGGCCAACATCCTGTTCCGTGACGCGGTAAAGATGGTGCGGCAATCCCCAGCGCTGGCCCGTCGGTTGGAGTTCTCCGGCGGTCCGGGCCGCGAGTTCAACATAGCGCATTTGCCGTCGGGCAGTTTCTTTCGCCCGGTGTCGCGCGATACGGGCAAGACAGGGTCAGGCCCTCGACCTTACTTTGTATTAGCGGACGAGGTCCACGAGCTACCGGACCGCTCTATTATCGAAATGCTGGAGCGCGGTTTCAAGTTCCGCCGCGATCCGCTGCTGTTCATGATTACCAATTCAGGGTCAAACCGAAATTCAGTCGCCTGGGAGGAACACGAACACGGGGTCCGTGTGGCTGCGGGCAATCCCGATGCGGTGCTGGACCCGACTTACCTCGGCCAAGTCATCGACGACACGACGTTCAGCTATGTCTGCGCGCTCGATGAGGACGACGATCCGCTGACTGATCCCAGTTGCTGGATCAAGGCTAACCCGCTCTTGGGCGTGACGATCACCGAGCAGTATCTCTCCGAAGTTGTGGCCCAGGCTAAAGCCATCCCGGGCCAATTGAACGGGATCTTGCGGCTTCACTTTTGCATCTGGACCGATGCCGAAACCGCCTGGATGGCGCGTTCGACGCTGGAACCATTGCTGGCCGAGTTCGATCCTAAAGGGGGACAACCAGTCTGGCTTGGATTGGACCTCAGCCAGAACCGGGATTTGACTGCACTGGCCGGCGTCCAGCGCAATGGCGAAAAGGATGGCAAGCCGTGTTTTGATGCTTGGGTCGAGGTCTGGACGCCGGGCGATACGCTGTCGGCGCGGGTGCTGCGCGACAAGCAGCCCTATGACTTATGGGTCGCTGGCGGATTTCTGAATGCGCCCCAAGGCGAGAACATCAGCTTGCGGCAAGTGGCGCAGGCGCTGGCTGAACTGGACAGCGATTACCGCGTCGAGACCGTGGCCTACGACCGTTATGCGTTTCGCCGATTTGAAGAGGAAGTCTGTGACCTTGGCCTATCGGTCAATTTTGTCGAACACCCACAAGGCGGTACAAAACGCGGTAAACCAAAGGACGGGATGAGCGAAGGACTATGGATGCCAGGCTCACTGCGGCATCTAGAAGAACTGATCCTTGAAGGTCGGATCCGCCTCAAGCGCAATCCGGTGCTGATATCGGCAATGATGTCAGCAGTCACTGAGACCGATCGCTGGGACAACAAGTGGCTTTCCAAGCAGCGGGCCATCAACAAGATCGACGCAGCTGTGGCGCTGTGTATGGCAGTGGGGGCAGCAATGGCAGGCGACACCTCCGGCTCGATCGATGACTGGCTAAAGAGCCTGCACGCATGAACCTATTTCAAAAGGCGCTCGGATACGTCGCCCGCTCGATAGGGCTTACCGATCCGCGCCTTACCCAGGCAGTCGGTGGCCGCATGACTACTACTGGCGAAGTGGTATCCACCGCCTCGGTGTTGGGCCTCGCTTCAGCTTGGGCCTGCGTCAACCTGCTTGCCGGCACGATCGCTTCGCTACCGCTCATGGTCTACCGAACCCGGGGCGGCGCGAGGGTGGTTGCAACCGATCATCCGCTGTACATGATTTTACATAACAGCCCGAACGCTGATCAGACCGCGGTCGACTTTTGGGAGTTCATTTGTGCTTGTATCGAACTTGGCGGTAACGCCTATGCCGAGATCATAAGGTCCAGCGATGGCCGAGTGATAGCGCTCAGTGTGCCCATCGCTCCGGAAATAATGACTGTTCGCCGCCTGCGTGACGGCAGTCTGCAGTATGAATGGTCTGACAACGGTATCCGTTTGGTCGCTGCCCAGGAAAATATGCTTCACATCCGCGGATTTGGCGGCAATCCGCTGGGCGGGCTCTCGACATTGTCGTTTGGCCGCCAAACCTTTGGGTTGGCCCAAGCCATTGAACGCGCCTCAGGCGATACGTTCCGAAACGGAGTCCGGCCTTCGGGCCTCCTGAAGACGGCAGACACGCTGACACTCGATCAGCGCAAACAAGCCGAGGAACTGCTGCAGGAGAAGTTTGCAGGCGCCATCAATGCCGGGCGGCCCATGCTGCTCGACCGAGGCATGGACTGGGTTCAGCTTTCGATTAGCCCGGAAGATGCGCAGATGCTGCAGAGCCGCGCCTTTTCGGTTGAGGAGGTCTGCCGGTTTTTTGGCGTGCCGCCGTTCATGGTTGGCCACACTGAGAAAACCACCAGCTGGGGTACAGGCCTTGAACAGCAGACATTGGGGTTCCAGAAGTTCACGCTTCGCCGGCGCCTCAAACGCATCGAGCAGGCGCTTGCTAAACAGCTTCTATCGCCTGCAGACCGTCAGGCCGGGATCGTTATCGAGTTTAACCTAGAAGGCTTGCTGCGCGGCGATAGCGGCGCGCGCGCTTCCTTCTACCAGCAAATGCTAAGCAACGGCGTGATGACTATCAATGAGGTGCGCGCGCTTGAAAACCTTGCACCTGTCGAAGGCGGCGAGGTGCCGCGGATGCAAATGCAAAATGTTCCCATCAACCAGATCAGCCCTGGATTGGGGCAATCTGGCACGTCTGCTGGTCTACCTGTGCCTGATAATGGAGTTACTGCATGAACCACCTGGATTTCATCTTAGATACAAAGGCCGTTACTGACGATGGCCTGATCGAGGGGATCGCCGCAGGCTATGGAAATATAGATGCTGGCGGCGATGTTATTGTTCCAGGGGCTCTAAACCGATCGCTTAAAGGCCGTAAGTCAGTTCCCATGCTGATGTTCCACGACCAAACGCGTCCGGCAGGTGTGTGGACTGAATTTGCAGAGAGCCGCGAGGGACTGATCGTCAAAGGCCAGCTTTCGCTATCATCTCAATCTGGCCAAGAGGCTCATGGGTTGGTCCGTGATGGCGCGATTGGCGGGCTATCCATTGGTTATAGGACTATCCGCGAGCAATTGGTGGGCAAGACCCGGCAACTGCTCGAACTTTCACTTTATGAAGTGAGCCTGGTTACCATACCAATGAACGAGCGGGCGGTCATAACCAGTGTAAAATCGATCCTCGAAGATGGCCGCCTGCCAACGCTTCGTGAATTTGAGCACTTCCTGCGTGAGGCAGGGTTCTCGAAAAGTCAGGCCACCGCAATTGCGGGTAAAGGTCTGGTGCCGCTGTTCCGGAGCGAGTCTGGCAGCAACTCCTCCGACTTTCTGTCGGCCTTGATGGCGCAAATACGCGCCTGACCAATATCCCACGACTAAGGACTATTATATGAGCGATCAAAAAACGGCCGAGCAGCTTGCCGGCGAAGTCAAAGGCGTGCTTGATGCCCGCTACCATGAATTTCAAGCCAGTCTTGATGGCAAACAGGCAGAGTTGCGCTGTATGCTCGACACGCAGCATGACGAGATCAAATCTGATCTTGATAGCAAACACGACAAGGTAAAGGCCTTGGCCGAAGAGGCGCTGGGCAAAGCACAGCGCGGCGAAGATTTATCTGTGGCCACAAAGCAGCTAGCAGATGAGGCACTGACCGCGCTTAACAATGCTAAAGCCCGCCTTGACGAGGTCGAGCAAAAGCTTGCCCGCAGGGTAGCCGAAGATACCGCCCCTCAATTCAAGACCATCGGCGAACAGGTTGTAGCAGATGACGCGATTAAGGCATTTTTGGGCAATAGCACAGTGCGGGGCCGCGCCAGTGTAGAGGTAAAGGCTATCATCTCGGCGCTTACCACTGACGCTAATGGCTCGGCGGGCGACCTTATCGTGGCCGACCGTCTGCCTGGCATACTAATACCAGGCCAGCGTCGTCTGACCGTGCGCGACCTGCTGACGCCAGGGCGGACTGCTAGCAATTCAGTGCAGTATGTTAAAGAGACCGGCTATGCCAATGCGGCAGCTTCGCTTTCGGAGACCGCAGGGACAACCAAGCCGCAGTCGGACATTAAGTTTGATGTACTGACCAGTAACGTCACGACGATCGCGCACTGGGTTTTGGCGACACGCCAGATCCTTGATGATGTGCCAATGCTTCAATCCTACATCGACGGACGTCTTCGTTACGGATTGGCGCTTGTTGAAGAAAACCAGCTGCTAAACGGCAGCGGAACAGGCACGGACCTTGCCGGCATTTACACTCAGGCAACAGCCTTTGCGCCGCCGATTACGATCCCTGCAACGGTGACCCGGATTGATGTGCTGCGCCTTGCAATGTTGCAGACAGCGCTCTCGGAACTGATGTCAACTGGCGTAGTGCTCCATCCTGCAGATTGGGCAGCCATCGAACTGCTTAAAGATAGTCAGGGCAGGTTTATTGTTGGCAACCCGCAAGGCACTCTTACGCCAACGCTTTGGGGGCAGCCGGTAGTCTCCACGCAGTCGATGGCAACTGGCAAGTTCTTGACAGGTGCGTTTCAACTGGGTGCCCAGATTTTCGATCGCATGGATGCAGTGGTCGAGATTTCTACCGAAGATGACCAGAACTTCCGCAAAAACTTGGTGACAGTGCTGGCAGAAGAACGCCTTGCGCTTGCGGTCTACCGGCCCGAAGCCTTTGTGAAGGGTGACTTTGCGGCCGCAGCGACGGCAGCCACCAAGATTTGATAAAAGAGGGCCGGCTTTTGGGCTGGCCCTTCATTTTATAGGAGTACGCCCCCATGTTTTTAAAGGCACGCGATACCATTCACGTAAGTAGCGTGAGTTCAGATAATATTATTACCGGTCAGACCTTCGAGATCGACGCATTGGCAGGAGCGAGCCTCATCAAGCGGGGTCTTGCCACTGAAGTGGTGGGGGCAGCGGTAAAGTCAGAGCTTGGCGCGCTATCCAAATCTGAAACAACGCCCAAGGCAAAGCAGCAAGAAACGCCGAACGTCTTGACCAAATCTGCTGCGAACATTGCCAACAAGGCTGGTTGATGTCCGAGATACTCGTCATCGCTCCGCCACAGGACAGAGCCGTGACGCTTGAGGAAGCCCGGCAGCAACTGCGACTTGATGCAAGGGATGAGGATCTCTTGCTGGGCGCTAAACTTGATGCAGCTCAGGCTGAGCTTGAGTTGCAAACCGGGCTTAGACTGTGCGAACAGACCCTCGAATTGCAGCTTGAAGGCTGGGAAGACGAAGTCACTGTGCCGGTCCGGCCCTGCACAGTAGCTGAGATCCGCTTCACTGCGGCAAACGGCAACATGACCGTCCTGCCGGAGAGTGATTATGTCGCTCGTCGGCGCAATGGGTTTACCCGCATCCGCCCGGCTTCGGCCACATCATGGCCAGAGCTTGGCACAGACGGTCTGATCCAGATCACCTTGTCAGCCGGATTTTCAGACACAGCCCCTGATCTCCAGATCGCCCGGGCCGCGATCCTGGTCAAAGTTGCCTCTATGTTTGAAAACCGTGAAGGCGCGCCCTGTCTCGCCTTCGAGAGCCTCTTGGGACAGCTCAAATGCCGCTGGATCTAGCCTCGAGCCTCGACACAAGGATCCGGATCGAGCGCAAGTTGGTCACACGGGACCCGCAATACGGAACCGAACAGGTCACTTGGGGACAGTTTGCTTATGTCTGGGCCGAGGTGAGGGACATTCTTCCATCTAAGGCTGAACGTTTAGCGGACAGTGTCCAGATTGCTCGCAGGCCTGCGCGTATCCGGATTCGTTATTTGGCGGGGCTCGTTGCTGATATGCGCGTCATCTTCGACAATCGCATTCACCAGATTGTCTCTGGCCCGGCGACGCTTGGCCGGCGCGAGGCCATGGAAATCATGGTCGAAGAACACTCCAGTCAAGGAACCGCACCATGACTATAAAGTTGAAGGGCGGACCTGAACTGCTGCGCTTGCTTGATGAACTGCCCAAGAACCTTGAGCGCAACGTTATCCGCGGCGGGCTTCGCGCTGGCGCCAAGGTGATCCAGCAACAGGCGAAGGCCAATGTCCCTGTCCGCACAGGCAAGCTCAAGACGGCGATTGGCATCGGTACGCGGGTTGAGGGCAGTAAGCTCTCCTCCTACGTTAAACTGCGCGGAACAGGCTCATATGTTGGCCTGTTCATCGAATATGGCGTTGCGCCGCACCTGATTTCGGTTTCCGATGCAGACAAGCCAGTCCGCGAGACACGCCGCGGCCCCCGCGCAGTGTCAATCGGTACGATCAACAAGATGGTGAAACGAGGCAGCCTGAAGATTGGCGAGAACTTCGTCGGTTCCGTGGTGATGCACCCGGGCCACTCTGCCAAACCGTTTCTGCGCCCGGCTCTTGATCAGAAGGCCGAGGAAGCGGTGGGCGCCATGGGCGCCTATATCGCCCACCGCGTGCAGATTGGTGATCTCAAGGCTCCCAAGCTTGAGATCGACGACGAATGAACGGGGTTATTGCGGTCCGATCTCTCCTGGTAGGCGACACCGGGGTGGCGGCGATTGTGCCTGAAGCGCGTATTGCCGCTGGAATGCTGCCCCAGGGCACAGACTTGCCGGCGATATCGCTGATGTCGGTCAGCAGCGCCGATCGCAACATCCCGGCACCGAGCCACAAACGCCGGGTGACCGAGCGCGTGCAGGTGACCGTGCTTGCGGCGTCTTACCGCCAAGTAAAAGCCATTCTCTCGGCTGTCCGCAGGGCTACTGCCGACCAGATGCCCACCATCGACGGGCTCTTTGACGTGACCGTCCACACAGACACCGCCGGACCAGATTTCGTCGATGAGGAAACCGGCATCCATATGCAAAGCCAAGATTTGCGCGTTTCATTTAACGAGGTTTGGCTAACCTCACCTTTATAAGGACCTAATATTATGACAGTTCGGACTTCTGCTGGCACCACATTGAAGGTGTCGGTCTCATCTCCTGCGACCTTTGACGCCACAGGCTACAACGCGCTTACCATGACTTTGGTCGGCGAAGTTTCAGACCTTGGAGAGTTTGGCCGCGAGTTCAATCTTGTGACCTTCAACCCTGTTGGCAGCCGCGGCGTGGTCAAGAAAAAGGGCAGCTTCAATCAGGGCACGATGACGATCCAAATGGGTCTTGATACCGATGATAGCGGCCAGATCCTTCTGAAATCTGCATCTATGTCCGATGCAGATTTCAGCTTCCTTGTCACCACCCAGAACGGCGACAAATACTACTTTCAGGCGCAGGTGATGAGCTTTAAGGTCAATATTGGCTCGGTCGACCAGATCACCACCGCCACCGTGACGCTGGAACTCACCACCAATTCTGCCGGCGTAGGCATTGTCGAGGTGCTGGCGCCTTAGTGATCCTTCGTATGCGGCATATCCGCTTGCTTTATAGATCATGATTTGGCAATAAGATGATCGATATAAAGAGGTTTATCGATCATGCAATGGAACTGGCAAGACCCCAACTGGCCCAACTTCCGTTGGGATAGCGCCCGATTGGCTAGCGAAGAGCTTGCATTTGCGGAAAAATCTGGCGTGTTAATCGGTTCGTCTAGCCATCTGGATCAGGACAATAGATCACAGTTGGTGGTCGATTTGATGAGCCGTTCGGCGCTGGATAGTTCTGCCATTGAGGGGGATATCCTTGATCGCGACAGTGTCCAGTCTTCAGTCCGACGCCAATTGGGGCTGCAGACAGATAACAGGCGCATTGGCCCTGCTGAAGCGGGTATCGCAACGCTAATGGTCGACCTGTTTGCGACCCTCAATAGGCCGCTTGACCATGAGACATTGTACAACTGGCACCGCTTAGTGATGTCGGGTCGCACCGACTTAGAAATAGTAGGCGGATACAGGGTGCATGAAGAGCCCATGCAGATCGTCTCAGGCCCTGACTATAAACGAAAGGTTCACTTTGAGGCCCCGCCATCTGCTGTAGTTGTCCGTGAAATGGATCGTTTTTTATGCTGGTTTGCCGATAGTGCGCCAAATGGAGCAAATCCTGTCTCGCCCCTCACAAGAGCAGGTATTATTCACCTGTGGTTTGAGATTATTCACCCGTTTGAGGACGGCAATGGCCGTCTGGGCCGAGTGATTGCGGAGAAGGCTCTGGCGCAAGGACGCAATGGTCCAATGCTGGCCGGGATCTCGTCCACCTTTATGCAGCATCGCAAAAGCTATTATGATCAGCTTGAGGCAGCGAGCCGGTCCCTGGACATCAATGATTGGTTGGGTTGGTTTGCGAAAATGACGCTTGCCGCTCAGGACCAGTCGGTTGCCTGGGTTGAGTATTTAATTGGCAAGGCGCGTATGATGTTGCGCTTGCAAGGCCAGATCAATACGCGCCAAGAAAAGGTCTTGCTCAGAATGTTTAAAGCTGGGCCTAACGGTTTTGAAGGCGGGCTTAGCGCTGACAACTACCGCACCATATCTGGAGCAACCTCGGCTACAGCTACGAGAGACCTAAGTGATCTGGTAGAAAAATGTGCCCTTCGCCGAACTGGCGAACGCAAGGGCACGCGCTACTGGATCGTCCTGCCTGAAACGGCCTGACGCCGCCCTTCCTAATTACCGCAAACTGACGCCTGCAGTTCGATATTGATCGGACGGCCGGCGGCTGCGTATTGTTCTCCCACCAAAAGGATTAGCCTGCCATGTTTGACATTACCACGCTTGCTGCAACCGATACGTCCACTGTGGATCTCGTCGGGGGCGACGACGCCCCAATTTTTGACGACAAGGGCAAGCGGCTCTCCATTACGGTCTACGGCCCTGGCTCGAAGGTCTACCAGCGCGCGCAGGCACGCCAACAAAACCAGCTTATGGACAAAATCAAGAAGCGTGGAAAAATGGACCAGTCCGCAGAGGAAAAGCTTGCCGAACAGGCCGATTTTCTTGCTGCCTGCACGGTAAGCTTCAACGGTTTTGTCTATCCATCCGCGCAAGAGGAAGAAGGCCAGGAACTGTTCCGCAAGGCCTATGCCGATCCCTCGATTGGCTTCATTGCTGCCCAGGTCGCAGCCCATATCAATGACTGGGCAAATTTTACGAAGAGCTCAGGTCAGAGCTGAGCCTCTACGTCCGGCAACTGGCATGGCTCGGCACGGCGCCAAAGCCGCGCTCACCCAAGCAGGCCAAACCCGACGCTGACAGCGAACCGCTGAGCCGTCTCCAGCGGATGGCCATCGACGATTTTACCCCTGACTTTCCGCCGATCCGCACCCCGTGGGTGATCGACTGGCTGATGGAAGTTGGCCCAACCGATCCTGGCGCTATGGGCGCAGTGCCCATCTCATGGGGCTCTATAAGCCAGTGGCAGCAATGCATGGGGCTCGATCTGCCGCCGTGGATTGCGCGTCTACTGCGCCACCTGTCTGCTGAGTTCGCCGCTGAAACCGTCCGTGCCCGCGAGGCTGACTGCCCTGCGCCTTGGGCCGTCACCACCAGCCTCAACCGTAATGAAGTCTCCCGGAAAGTGACCAACGCCTTCCGGGCGCTAATGATGTCGAAGGAGCCAGGCACGTGAAAGCAGGCACCCTCGAAATTGAGATGATCACCAATGTTGCCCGCCTCCAAAAGGAGATGGCTGACATCAAGCGGTCAGTGGCAGGCGCCATGGGTGATGTTGCGGCTTCTTCAGCTCAGGCCGACCGGGCCATTGAGGCCGTCGGCTCGCGCGGAATGACCCGCATGGGTGGCTCGGCAAAATTGGCCGGTCATCAGATGCAAAATCTCGTCTACCAGCTCAACGACGTGGTGGTTAGCCTGTTCTCAGGCCAGAAGCCGCTGACCGTGTTCATGCAGCAGGGCAGCCAGATAGGTCAGATCGCCATGCAGGCAGGCGTCGGGATCGGCGGCATGGCCCGGGCGCTGCTGGGGCTGGCCGCCACTGCGGCAGCGACCGCGCTTACAAACCCGTATCTGCTGGCGGTAGCCGCTGCCGCAGCCCTCGCGTTCGGCGCGTTCAAGATGTTCCAGTCCAGCGTCAAACAGTCGGGCGAACTCGACAAATATGCCGCTAGCCTTGGGCTCACCGCCAAGGAGATGGAGAAGCTGGGGCCGGTCGGGATCACGGTCGGCGACACCATGAAGGGTTTGTGGACCACCGTATCTGATGGCCTCAACCTCGGCCCGGTGTTCTCGACTCTAAAAGATTGGGCGGTCGTGGCCTTTGAAGCGATCCTTCAGGCCGGCAAATATGCTGTCGCGATCCTCTATGCTGGCTGGGTCGGCGGGTTCAACGCGATCCGGATCCTCTGGTCGTCGCTGCCTGGCGTGATTGGTGAAGCAGCCGTAGGCGCCGCCAATCTCGCTATCGCTGGCATCGAATATCTCGCCAACAAGGCGATTGCCGCGCTCAACTGGCTGGCAAACTGGGTCAACCCCGTACTCGACCGGGTGGGGCTTGCGACTATCGGTCAGATCGAGAGTGTGGCGCTGCCGCGCATGGAAAACAGCTTTGCTGGATCGACGGCGCGGATGGGCGCTCAGGTCCGGGACGAGTTCACCTCGGCCTTTGGCGATGCCATGGGAATGATGGACGCCTTTTCTGCGCAGTGGCGGGAAAACAGCCTGAAAGCTGCCCGCGATCGCCTCGCTGCAAGCGCGGCTGAGATCCGCGGTGATCGCCCGGACCGGGCTGGTGCTGGCCGTCAGTCTCGCGAAGCAAGCGAGGCAGAGCGTGCTCTCCAGGCTGCCCGAGACTTTGCTGCCAATCTCGCGCTGGAGACCGCCAAGATCGGCAAGACGCCAATTGAGATCAAGCGCATGGAAGTCGCCATGGCGGCGCTGAAGGCGCCTACTGACGCTGCGCGCATCGCTATTCTCGAAGCCGGTGAAGCATGGGAACAGACAACCCGCGCGTTCGCCGCGTCTGAGTTCCTTCGCCAAACGGTCGCCCCGCTTGAACAGCAGGTCGCACTTCTGGGCCAGTCCGCGCGGGCGCAGGCACTCGCCAATCTTGAGGCGGAGCGCGAGCAGATCGTGCTGGAACGCGGCGCGGAAGCCTGGGAACGATATCGGGCTGCACGCACCCGCCTGATGGAGGCTGACTTTGCCCAAACGGATCAGGAACAGTTTCTCAAGAGCCTCGACGACATGGTCTCGGCCACTGAAGCTGCGGCTCAGGGCATGGCCAATGCTTTCGGTTCAGTTGGCGGGGCGATTGGCGGCATCACCGTCGAGATCACCCGTTTTGCCTCTGCACAGGTGGCCGCTGCTAACCGCGTCGCCGATGCAGAGCGTGAATACGGCAGGTCCTCATTCCAGTACGCCGATGCGCGCGTTGCCCAGGCTTCTGCCGAGATCAACCACTATGGCAATCTCGCCTCGGCCGCGAAGGGCTTCTTCAAAGAAGGCTCCGAGGGCTTCAAAGCCATGGCTGCCGCTGAAAAGGTGTTCCGTGCCTTTGAACTTGCCATCGCCATCAAGAACGCTGCTGTGAAAATTGGCCTGATCGGTGCGCAGACCGCTGCCAAGGTCACCTCCGATACGGCCATGGCGGTCTCCGACACCGCGCGGGCCGGCGTCGAACAGGGCAACTCGATCATCACGACGGGCATCAAGGCGGTCGAAGCCGTGGTCAACGCCATTCGCTCGCTGCCGTTCCCGCTTAACATTGCCGCCGGTGCGGTCACCGCAGGTGTCATCGCCTCGCTCGGCATCGCAATCGGCGGAGCTTTTGGCGGCGGCGGCACCAAGCCCATGCCGGCCAATGACGGCACCGGCACGGTATTCGGCGATAGCGCGGCAAAATCGGAGAGCATTGCCAAGGCCATCGATCATCTGCGCGAGGTCGACACGCTGACCATGCGCTATTCCGCCGCCATGCTTGCATCGCTGAAAAGCATTGAGGCCAATATCGGCGGGCTCACCAATCTCATTATTCGCACAAACGGCATGGAAGCGTCTGCCGCCGGTATCCAGACTGGTACCAAACTGACAGGGCTTTTGGGCACGGCCAATTCGATGCTGACTGGCATTTCCAACTTTGCCAGCAGCAAGACAGGCTCGCTGATTGGCGCCGGCATCGGCATGGCGATCGCAGGGCCGATTGGCGCTGCCATCGGCTTTCTGGGCGCCAAGCTGCTGGGCGGTCTCGGCAAGGTCCTTGGCAGCATCGTGAACGCCCTGTTTGGCACCAAGACCAGCATCGTTGGCCAGGGCATTTATGGCGGCGCGCAGTCGGTCGGATCGATCATGTCGGGCGGGTTTGACGCGAGCTATTATTCTGACATCAAGAAGACCAAGAAGTTCCTCGGGATCAGCACTGGCTCGAGCTACTCCACCCAGTACACCGCAGCTGACGCCGAACTCGAGCGCCAGTTCAGCCTGATCTTCGAAGGCTTCTACAGTGCGATCTCGGCGGCTGCCGGCCCGCTGGGCCTTTCACTCGGCGAGGTCCAGTCGCGCCTTTCTGGATTTGTGGTCAACATCGGCAAGATCGATTTGAAAGACCTGACCGGGGCCGAGATCCAGGAGAAGCTGACTGCCGTCTTCGGGGCGGCTGCCGACAATCTCGCCCGCACTGCGGTGCCGGGGCTCGAGCAGTTCCAAAAGGTTGGTGAAGGCTATTTCGAGACGCTGGTGCGGGTTGCCTCCAGCATCGAGGCGGTGACCAGTACGCTCAGCCTGCTGGGCACCTCGGTTGAGGGTCTGAGCGTCAGCGCCAAGATGAATCTTTTCGACCTGTTCGGCTCGGCCAGCGACATGGCATCGGCGGCAGGTGAGTATTTTGCTCTCTATTACACCAAGGCCGAACAGGCCTCGGCGCAGACCGCGCAGATGGCCAGGGTCTTTGACAGCCTCGGGCTTGCGCTTCCCGGTAGCATCGCGGGCTTCCGCGCGCTGGTTGAAGCACAGGACCTTACCACCGCATCAGGACAGGCTGCTTATGCAGCGCTGATCCAACTGGCACCGGCATTCGCCGATCTGGTCGGCGCAGCGCAGGATGCTGCCAGTGCCGCTGCGATTCTTGATGAGCGGTTGTCACTTGAGCGGCGGATGCTGGAACTCCAGGGCAATACTGCAGCGCTGCGCGCGCTCGACCTTGCCCAGATCGATATGTCCAACAGGGCTTTGCAGGAACAGGTCTGGGCGCTTGAAGATCAACAAAAGGCCGCTGAGGATGCTGCCAATGCCGCGGAACAGTTGCGCAATGCATGGGCTCAGATCACCGATGGACTGATCGCGGAGATCAAGCGGATCCGGGGCGTGATGAGCGATACGCCTACTAATTATGCCGCGGCACTGGGCGCGTTTAACAACGCCTCGATGCTGGCGCGGACGGGTGACCAGGAAGCGGCAAAGGCGCTGCCGGGTTTGAGCCAGGCTCTACTCTCGGTCGCAGCCAACACCGCACGGTCGGCAGAAGATCTGGGCCGGCTTCAGGGCCTGACCGCGGCGAGCCTCGAACAGACATTGGCGATCATCAGCCAGGCGAGCGGAACGGAACCCAGCGCTGCGACATCCGCGGCCACCGCGCCAAGCTGGTGGGATCAGTTCACTGCCAATCAGATGGGGACGCCAAGCATTCCGGCCAACGACGGCCAGAGCGCGATGATTGATGAACTCAAGGCGCTCAGGCAGGAGGTGTCTGACCTGCGCGGCGAACAGCAGATCGCCGCCGCCACGATCGCGTCGGGAACGAGCAAAACAGCGCGCATTCTGGAGCGGGTCACGCCTGATGGCGATGCCGTTTCTACCAGGACTGCAGCATGAAGCTGATCCGCCCGACCACGCTTACGGACGCAATGCTTTCAAGTAGCACTGCGCCTGAGAATGACTACGCTGCTTGGGGCTCTGGCACAGCCTATGCAGTAGGTGCCCGGGTCATCCTGACTGCGACCCACCGGCGGTACGAGGCCTTGGCTGCATCAACTGGGGTCAACCCAGCCAGCGATCCGACCAAGTGGCTCGACATTGGCCCGACCAACCGCTGGGCGATGTTTGATCAGCGCGTTGGCACAGCAACAACCCGGGCAGGGTCGCTGCAGATCGTGCTCGCACCAGGCGCAACCGACGGGGTTGCGCTCATCGACGCCGATGCGGAGAGTGCAACGGTTTCGCTCACGGTTTCGGGCACTCAGCTCTATTCGAAGGCCCAGAGCTTCAATGCGGGCGGCAATGCGATCGATAGCTGGTTCGCCTGGTTCTTCGAACCGCTGGGCAAAAAGAGCAGCATGCTGTTCCTCGATATCCCGGTCTACGAGACTGGCGTGCTGACCGTCAGCATGACCCGCGACAATCCCACTGATCTGGTCTCCTGCGGGACATTGCTCGTCGGGCGTCAGTTCGACATCGGCGATACCGAGCACGGGGTCGATCTTGGGATTATCGATTATTCGCGGAAAGAAACCGACCAGTTCGGGGTGACCTCGGTTGTCGAGCGCGCCTTTGCCAAGCGGATGACGGCCCGGGTCGTAATGCAAACCTCTGCGATTGACGATGTGCACCGCACCCTTGCCGCCATCCGGGCAACACCGGTCCTGTGGATCGGATCGGAGAGTTTCGAGAGCCTGACCGTCTTCGGCTTCTACAAAGAGTTCTCGATCGATCTTGCATACCCGACCGTCAGCTACTGCAGCTTGACCATTGAAGGCCTGACATGATCCTTTTTGCCTGATTTAACCTTGAAGGGTATCCAATGCCTATAACTGATCTGCCAACGCCGCCCACAAGGGCGGACGCGGCAAACTTTAACGCGCGCGCTGATGCATTCCTTGGAGCGCTGCCGACTTTTGCAGCCCAAGCCAACGCGCTTGCGGTTGAGGCTAACGGCTATGCAAGCAATGCATCTGCAAGTGCAGCTACTGCAGTCAATGCGCCTGGTACCAGTGCAACCAGCACGACCTCGTTAGGGATTGGCGCTGGCTCCAAGTCGTTGACGATCCAAACAGCCAAAGCCTTCGTGGTGGGGCAGTGGGTCACCGTCACCAACACGGCGGCGCCGGCCAACTGGATGCATGGCCAGATCACCGCCTACAACAGCGGCACTGGAACGCTTGTTGTCAGCGTCTCTGCGATCGGCGGAAGCGGTACCTATGGCGCTTGGACGATTGGGCTCAGCGCGCCTGCGCAGTCGAGCGCTGCGTTGCTCTCGACGTCGAGCTATGCCGACCCTGTATGGCTGACTTCGCTTGCAGCTTCCAAGGTCACTGGGACCGTGCAGATCTCTAATGGTGGAACAGGCGCTGCGACCGGAGCCGATGCTCGCAATAACCTCGATGTGCCATCCAGAAGCGGTGTGGGAGCGGCAGGCACCTGGGGCATATCGATTAGCGGATCTGCCGCCAGTGCCAATACGGCAACTACGGCCACACTCGCAGGTACCGCCAATGCGCTTAACATAAGCGGCAGTTATCAGGTCGGCTCGATTGGGATTGGAACTGCAGCTTCCGGCATGGCCGGTGAGATCCGCGCAACTGGCGACATCACTGCCTATTTTGCGTCCGATGCGCTTCTCAAGGAGAATGTCCAACCAATCACAGGTGCGCTTAGCGCAGTACTCGGCATTGGCGGCAAGACGTTTGACTGGCGTGATAGCCACATTGCGGCGCGGGGCGGCGAGGATGGGTTGTTCGTGCGAAAGGCTGATTTTGGCGTGCTCGCTCAGGATGTCGAGGAGGTTTTTCCATTGGCAGTCCGCGTTCGTTCAAACGGCCAGATGGCGGTGGATTACGCCAAGCTGACCGCACTTGCGTTTCAGGCAATTGTGGAACTCAAGGCCGAGATCGATGCGCTTCAAGAGCAAATTATTGCCCCAACCGAGAAAGGAGGCTGACCATGTCTAACCAGGACCCTATTGTAGAAATGGCACTGATCCGGGCCGACCTCGAAGCGATGCAGTCCGAGCTTAAGGCTGTCCGAAAGGAACTCAAAGGCCTACTTGATGCCTGGAATACCGCCACTGGCGTCGTTCGGTTCGTTAAGTGGCTCTCCACCCTGGTAACAGCCGGGGCCATCATCTTTGCAGCCTTCAAAGGCTTTTCTGAGCGCTAACCTCCCAAAGGAGAACAACCGTGAACCCGCTACCATCAGCCTATGGCTGGATCGATGACCTGCGTCCGCTGCCCCGGATGCTGGACGAAGCCCGCAAGCTTTACGGCACCCTTGAAGTGTCAGGCCCTGCAAACAATCCTATCATTATCGACTGGGCCAAAGAAACAGGCCTAGCCAAGATCTTTACCGCCGACTCCATCCCTTGGTGTGGCTTGTTTATGGCTCTGATTGCCAAGCGCGGTGGCAAGCCGGTCGTGGAAGGCCCCCTGTGGGCACGCAACTGGGCTAAGTTTGGCAAAGCGGCCGACAAAGGTCAGTTGGGCGATGTGCTGGTGTTCCGTCGCGCGCATGGTTCGGGCCATGTCGGGCTCTATGTCGGCGAGGATTACGGCGCATACCACGTGCTCGGCGGCAATCAGTCTGATGGCGTGACTATCAGTCGGATCGCGAAAGACCGATGCATCTCAGTCCGCCGCCCGCCTTACCGTAAGGCACCGGTTACCGCCAAGCCTATGCTGCTTGCAGCCACAGGCATTCTGTCAGTGAATGAGGCCTAATCACGCCACAGCCACGCTAGCTTACCTGAGTAAGCTAAATTCAACTGCCCGCCCTTTGGCGGGTTTTTTAATGGAGAAAAGACATGGAAGAACATAAACCCTGGTGGACCTCGAAGGCCATCTGGACTGGCGTAATTGGCAGCCTCTGGGGCGTTGCCGGCGTTATTGGTATTTTGCCCGAAAATCTCAGCCAGGCTGATGTCCTGACTGTGGTTCTTGCCGTGACCGGTATCGGCGGCGTTCTGTTCCGCAAGACGGCCAAAACTCGAATCAGCTAAACCATAATAAACATAATGGCGGGGGCTTCAGCCTCCGCCATGTTCATTTCTAATCGAGGTGCAAGCATGACCAGGCTGACTATTCGCCGAGGTGGCACCAGACGTCTGCGGGCTTCTCTCTACGCAGATATTGCTGCAGGCGAACGAAGAGATCTTACTGGCCTGATCGCAATGGTTGTTGATCAAAGCCCTAACATTGCTGTGCCAACTGTTAGCATTTGCAATCCGCCCGCTTTGGGTGAAATCGAAGTGCTTTGGACTGACGATCAGACCTCAACCCTAAGTCCCGGGGCGGGCCGTGTTTGGCTGATTATAGGCCTCGAAAACGGCGAAGGGGAGCGTGAAGTCCTGCCGATCTTCACGTTCGATGTCGAATGACCAGCACCATCCAGATTCTCGAGACGGTTCAGACGATCGTCGTCGAGCCGCAAGGGATTGCAGGTCCTCGCGGCGCAACCGGTAGCACTGGAGCCCAAGGCGCTCAGGGACCACCGGGTCCGCTCAGTTCTCTCAATGATCTTTCCGACGTCAATCTCACGCAGCTCGAAGGTGGCGACGTGCTCATTTTTTCATCCCCCGACAATCGGTGGAGCAACACGAATTCGGCCAGACTGGTCGATGGAGGTAATTTCTGATGGCTAATACTCTTCGCATCAAACGCCGCGCCGTAGGCGGTGCGGCCGGGGCTCCGGCATCGCTCGCCAATGCCGAGCTCGCATTTAACGAACAGGACAACACGCTCTACTATGGCACGGGCACTGGTGGTGCTGGCGGCACTGCAACGTCCGTCATCGCGATCGGCGGTGGGGGCGCCTTTGTTGGGCTGTCAGGCGACCAGATCGTCGCTGGGATCAAGACCTTCTCGAGCACCATTACGGGTTCAATCTCGGGTAATGCCGGGACTGCAACCGCGCTGGCAACGGCGCGTACGCTGGGCCTATCTGGCGATGTGACCGGCACGGCATCATTCAATGGCACCGCCAATGCGACAATTGCAGCGACCCTATCGAATAGCGGTGTCACCGCTGGCTCTTATGGTTCGGCGACGCAAGTCGGGCAGCTTACGGTCGATCCCAAGGGCCGGGTCACGGCCGCCAGCAACGTCGCGATCACGTTCCCGGTGACTTCGGTTGCTGGTCGGACCGGTGCCATCGCGCTCTCCACCAGCGACGTCTCTGAAGGCACCAACCTCTACTTCACCGATGCCCGGGTGCGCGCCAACCGGCTGGACCAACTGGCGGCGCCTGCCGCTGCTGTGGACTTCAACAGCCAGCGCATCACTGGTCTTGCAGACCCGACAGCTGCCCAGGATGCTGTGACCAAGAATTACGTCGATCTCACCGTTCAGGGGCTTGATCCCAAGGCTTCGGTCAAGGCCGCATCTACCGCGAACATCGCTTCGCTCTCTGGCACCATGACCATCGACGGCGTGGCACTGGTGGCAGGAGACCGAGTGCTGGTGAAGGACCAGACCTCAGCTTTGGCCAACGGCGTCTATATTGTTGCCGCTGGTGCTTGGGCACGCGCAATTGATCTGTCCACTTGGGATGAGCATATCTCGGCGTACCTGTTTGTCGAACAAGGCACGGTGAACGCTGATATCGGCTATCTTTGCACGGCTGATGCCGGTGGCACGCTCGGCACCACGGCCATCGCCTTCGTCCAGTTCAACGGTGCTGGGCAAATCGTAGCCGGCAATGGCCTTACCAAGACCGGCAATACAATCGACGTCGGAGCTGGGACTGGCATTGCAGTAGCTGCTGACAGCATTGCGCTGACAGGTCAGGCGCTAGCCATGCATAATCTTGCCGCGAACGGCATAATTGCCCGAACAGCCGCAGGGTCTGTGGCTGCGCGTACCCTGACAGCCGGCTCATCCAAGGTCACCATTACTAATGGCGACGGCGTGGCTGGCAACCCAACTGTTGATGTCAACGAAGCCAATCTGAGCCTGGGCAATATCGGCGGCACGCTCAGCGTCGCTAAAGGCGGCTCCGGGGCGACCACGCTCACCGGCTACCTTAAGGGCAACGGCACCGCTGCCTTCACGGCGTCTGCCACGATCCCCAATACTGACATTTCTGGCCTTGGCAACATGTCGACCCAGGCGGCGAATAACGTAGCGATTACTGGCGGCTCGGTCGATGGCGTGACGCTGGACGGTGGAACCTTCTGATGCCCAGCACCATCCTACTCAAACGGTCCTCGACTGCATCGAGTATCCCTGCTGCGGGCGCTCTTCAGACAGGTGAGCTTGCGGTCAATCTTGCCGATCGCAAGCTTTACTCCAAGACCGCAGGCGGCGCTGTAGTGCAGGTTGGCTTTGGCAATATGACTTCGGCCCTGGTAACAACTGCACTTGGGTACACGCCTTATAATGCATCTAACCCAAGCGGCTATATAACGGCCAGCGCGTCAATCACCGGGGCGTCTGGATCCTGCACGGGCAATGCTGCTACTTCGACCAGATGGGCCACTGGTCGCACCATCGCTTTGAGTGGCGATATCTCGGGAACAAGCTCTGCCTTTGATGGCAGTGCTGCGCTTTCATTTGCGACCACGCTCGCCAACTCAGGCGTTGTTGCCGGAACTTATCTCAAGGTAACGGTCGATGCTAAGGGCCGCGTCACTGCGGGTACCGCAATGACGTCCGGAGATGTAACAGGAGCGCTGGGCTATACGCCGGCGAATAGGGCAGGGGATAGTTTTACAGGTGGTATCTCGGTGTCAGGTGCAATTACTGCGACTGGTGATATCACGGCTTATTCTGACGCATCGCTCAAGACTGATGTTGCAACGATTAAAGGTGCGCTTGCGCTTGTCGAGCGAATGCGTGGGGTTACTTACGCGCGCATCGATACAGGGGTTCGCGGAATTGGCGTGATCGCCCAAGAGTTGAGGGGCTTACTGCCCGAGGCTGTTGCGGAGAATTCCGATGGGATGTTGTCTGTTGCCTATGGAAATTTGGTGGGCGTGCTTGTTGAGGCTTTAAAAGAAATTGCGGCCCGAACCGATGACCAAGCGCGCGATATCGCTGAATTGAAGGCAAAGCTATGACCCTGCAATCATCTGGTCCTATATCGCTTGGCAATGTTGGTTCCGAACTGGGACGGACAGTGGGCACAACCACATCCCTTGGCGAAGCTGCTGTCAGAAGCCTGGCTGCGGTTGCATCGGGGGCGATCGGGCTATCAAACCTTTACGGTAAGTCGTCTGTAACATTTACCCCCGAAGGTGGCCTCTCTAGTGCCTCGCCAGTCATGCTTTCTGATTGGGCTGGCGGTGGAGCAGCCGCGTCCGTCAGAATACAATGTTCGCCATCCGCTGTCTGGTCATGGACGAAAAGTGGTTCGACGGCAGGCATTACAAGTGTTGTAAACGGCGGCACTGCCTCGTCGATCCTGTTTTCGCTTCCAAACAATGGTTATACAATCAGACAAACGAATTGGAATGTTAGCGCCACCGCTGGGGGAATAACCCGTTATTGGTCGGTTGAGCTCATAAATGAGGGATTTGTCTGA